GTCATTTCCATCAAAACTTGTTGCAAAGTCCATATCCTCTTTAGAGAATCCGCCTTCATAATAATCTCCAGCTACAGTGCCTTCAGAAGTATTCATACTTCCGTAACCATCACTACCACCAAAATAATTACTAATAGAGTTGCTAAGACCATTAAACATACCCGCAAAGTCATTAACTGATGTAGGCTCTTGATTGTAATTGTTCATCATGTTGTTTATAGCCTCTGAACCACCTTGTTCGTATAAATCTACATTTTCCCAAGCTCGCATTATCTCTGGATCAACACCTTTGTTATAAGCTAAATTACCAGTCATCTGATTCATTTGCTTATCATACTCAGCTGTGCCTTGTTCAGCAGTAGCTCTATCATGCCAAGGAGAGTCTTTCATTCCCTCAGTATATTGGTTTATATAGTTGCCATTTACTGTGCTACCAATTAATGAGTTACCCAATGCTCCACCAGCCCAAGCTCCACCTTTAGCTCTTAGAGCTGCTTCTGGCATACTGCCAGCACCACGAGCTGCTAAATTAGCCAAACCCATAGCAGAAATGTCAGCTAAAGGATTTACACCGTACGCATTATCAGCAACACCAGTAACAGCGTTTGTAAGCATACCAGCGCCAGTTAGCCAGCCAGCACCTTGAATAGCCTGTCTGTTTCCGAACCAATCGTTATCTAAATTCCAGTAGTCTCTAAAATCTTGTTCAGGTGAAGCAGGTTTACTAAGGTCTCTACCTGGAACAGGATCACTATCACCACCACCTCTACTATAGATGTCACCAGCAATACCAACAGGTATTACACCTGGTATTACTTGCTCAAGACCATCCATCCAAGGTCTGCTAGAACGCCTCATATTTCCATCGGTATTTAACATACCTTGTTGTGCCATGTTAGCTCTTAGATTTTCTAATGCTGTTGACATTTAAGCTCCGTTATCTCTTCTAAGTGAACAACTTGTTCCACCATTGTGTGAGGTGTTAGCACCTGTAACTGAATGACCTTCCCATAGATAAAAGGAAGCCGAGCCATTTCCTGTAAAAGTACCATCGCTTGTAACCATACGATATCCTGTATTTAGTATTACATCCCATCGTGTATCGCCACCTGGTCCTACACTGTAAGAGGAGGATTTGATAGCGGCAACATAGGTACTCTTTAGTTGAGCAATAGCGTTTTCTAAGTTCTGTGAATCAGGTGCTAAGCTAAAACTATAAAGCGTAGTCTCTGATGAATAATCTCCAACACCCCAAACCTTGGTACTTCCAAAGTAAACCTCGCCTACCGCAGAAGGAGAGCTTACAGTAGAACCGTTACTCTCTATCGTATGAGTGTACCAGTTTAAAGAAGTACCGTTGAAAGTTATTGACATTATGTTGTACTAATAGTTAATGTTGTTCCTGACAACGAAGCCTTCACACCACCAAGTGCAGAAGATGTCGCAGCAGGTAAAGTGTAAGTAGTTATACCAGCAACTACAGCCGCAGCCGCAGTAGTTACAAATGCTGTTGTGGCTAATTTAGTTGTATTGTCTCCAGTAGTAGGAGTTGGTCCAGTTGCCTCGCCTACAATGGTCGCTGTTCCAGAAACCGTTAAGTTGTTAATAGCGAAGGCTTCACTAGATGATCCATTTAGATTAGCTTTAGTATTAACTGCTGTTTGAACAGCTGAAAACTCAGTGTTAAAATCTGTTCCAGAGATTACCTTGGCTGCATCTGAATCAGATAAAGCGTCTTTACCACTCCAGTTTACTGCAATTGTATAGTTACTCATCGTATCTTCCCTTGTTTATATAATAATGTCATATCTTGTAATGAAGAGGTAGAGCCATTGGTTTCACCACTCATCTCTAGTTGTAAATACTTAGCACTTCCTGTTAGAGGAATATTGTATTCTTTCATTCCAAAAATAGGTGCGAATTTAGATGTACCAAATAAAGATGTTGTAGCTCCAAATAAAGAAGCTGTTCCCGAGCTTCCTGGATTTAGCAAGAAGTTTGTTGTATTAGATGGCTCGATACTAAAGTCTTTATACCACTTAACACCAATAGTAGTTCCTGATCCACCTGAAATTACAGCTTTAATCTTCTTTAGGATAGAAGCCATAGCGCCTTGACCCAAGTCTATCCAAGTAGTTTTAAATGTTCCTGTGTAAGATGCAGACGTATAAGTTCCACCGCTCACATAATCCTTATCATAATACCCTTCATAAGTAGCTATTGATCCCGCTATCTGACCTATTAAAAAGCCCTTAGAGTCTGTGTAAGCCATGCTAGATGGGTTTCTATCATCATCGAATGACCATGTTGTTATTCTTGGAGTGCCTGAAGGAGTTTCATGCTTAATATCAAAGACATAGGTTATGTTTAAATCAACAAAAGATAAAACATAAGTACCTTCGTTCTCAACATACAACGCTTTAGCATTTGAACTTTGAGAGATGTTTCTAATAATTGTATCTTTGATTGTTAAAGATAAGTCTTGTAGTGGTACATTATCCTTCTCTGTTGTTCTGCTTAAAGACCTTACACCTGTTGAAGATAGGAAGTATAAATCATCACCAACCGACTGTATTGAGTCTCTTGAAACACAACCAATACCTCTAATAACTTCGTCTAATACCATAGTAGATGGTTCAGATGGTCCGCCATATATGACGATGTTACTCTTACCAAAGATAACTAGCTTTCCATAGAATGGAGCAATAGCTACAATATCATCTGTTCCCCAAACGGTTTTCAAATCAACCGCACCAGCAGCACCTGAACTCCACTTATGAGCATTTAAAGTATCAGAGTAATAAACAACATCCTTCTCTTCAGTAATACCGCCTACCCATAGCCTTCCGTAGAATCCCATTCCACAGCTTGGATTAAAAGTGGTTACACCAGCGGGTGCATTATATCCAGAAGTAGCAGGCAACGCCGCCCAAGTAGTGCCATCCAACTCTATAGGTATATGACCAGATTGAACGCAGTATAGCTCACGATTAAAGTCTATCATTTGCCAGTCAGAGGCAGAGCCTCCAGTAGCATAAGCAGCAGTCCAAGGGGAGTTAGGGGCAGTAAAGTCTACTGTGTACATATTAGTACCTACAGCGGCAACTACAACACCCGTACTTGTCTCACCTATAGCACCAATCTTAGCAGTTGTCTTTAATATATTCTGCTTAACGCCTTTTCTAAATGAGATACGACCTGATTCTCTTAAAACAATATTATCCGCTTCAGTTAACCATGATTGATCGATAGCGGCAGGATTTGCCTGAACGTTTAAACCATTCAGTCCTAAATTATCTAATGGAGTATATTCTAATCTAGCTGACATACCAATCACTTTCGTATTTAGTATTGCCACTGTCTAGCATGATAGCTTGATTAAGTATTTCTTTGTATTCCATAGCTATTACACTAGATTGAGTTCCACCGTCTTCACCACGCTCTGCTACAGCTCTCATCCAAGCACCAATAACAACAGGCTTTTCTGGTATTTTAATTGCGGTAGCTGAAAGTTTTAATACATCTTGATATTTAACAATGTCAAATGAAATGGTTTGGACTTTATTAGGCTTAGGCTCAAAATCAATCTTTAAGTTGTTTGAAGAGTCAACACCGTTAAAAGCATAATATGAAGGATCGCCTGAATTATCGCTAGGGTATTTCATTGCATTTAAATGTGTACGACTAATCTGATTAAGGTGAGTGCCTTGATCTTGATTTATAACATCGATAACTTTTATCTCTTGTCCAGACGATAAATTATAGTTTCTAGTGCCTACTACTGTAGGTACGTCAACAGTTTCACGAAGGACTAGCCAATCGTGGTAAGCTTCAATATTACTTTTAGAGTCGTTAATCAGTGAGCCAATAACCTTCTGATAGTCGGTTACTGTTGTGCTGTCATTGATATTACCCGACCAGTCGGTAGCAATGGTTTCTTCTCTCAACCTGATTAGGACTTCATTGATAAGTTCTCTAAAGGTCATTAGGTTCTCCGTTTGGTTGCATTATAATACAAAAACTTCAGTTAAATCAATTACTTAGAAGATTTCTTTTTAGTTGTCTCTTTCTTTTTAGTTTCACCTTTAAGTTCTGCTTTTGCTTTTACTTTTTTATTTGTAACTTCTATGTTATATCTTAACATCTTATTTCTCCTTTATTATTGAGGTTGTGGACATTTACAGTCACACGTTTGTTGTGGATTTATCATTTGCATACTACCTTGCATTACCTGTTGAGGCATTGACATCATTTGATTAAAGAAAGCAAAAGCTGTTGCTGTTACAATCATACTTGCTAAAAAGATTATTGTAGATTTATTCATAGTGATAACGGGTTTCCTGTTGAGTTTACTTTAGTATCAACACGATCTTGGTCTTTTCTTAATGCTTTTATTTTTTCAGACAAGCTAATGATAGCTCCTGAGTTTACCCTTGTTATTGCTTCTAGTGCTGTATCATCAAATGTGTATGTATAAGCAGGTGTCCTCTCATGAGATGAAGCCTTTAGTGACTCTATATCAGCCACCATCCCCTCATACTTTTGTAGGGCTAACATCCCAGAGAACACCAGTCCGCCAATAGCAATAGCAATAGTTACTATCCATGATGCTGACATCTTCTTGCCTTCTAATGCTTCCTTAATAAAATTGATTATTGCTTCCATACCACTCTCCGTTATCGTTAATTTTTACGCTATTGTAACCGTTTAAGATGCCACTGTCAGTCATACCGATTGAACTGTAGAACGCCTGGTCTTGATACCAGTCATCGCTATCCTTTAATTCTACTGACTCACTCAATGTGATACCTGTGTAAC